TTTATGACGAGTCCCTACAGAACGTAGATCCGTATCATGTTAAGGATCCTGTGCTGAAGGCCAAGATCATTCAGGAATGTAAGATTAACCCGTGGTATTACCTTCGTGAAGTAGCTCGCCTGAGCGTTCCGGGTGGTACTACCGAATACCAGCTTAATCGCGGTAATCTAGCTCTGTCATACTGCCTATTAAACAACTTGAATGTTGTAGAGCTTCTTCCGCGACAAAATGGTAAGACCGTCGGTGTTAATTTTATTATGTCTTGGGTGTTCTTCTTTGGAGCCTTAAACTCCGATATCGTCTTCTCCAATAAGAAGCTTTCCGACGGACAGAAGAACCTTGAACGATTTGAAAACATTGTCCGCCTACTTCCTGAATGGCTGATTGAACCTAAGCATCCTAAGAATGACCATGAAAACTTCATGACGTTCACTCGTAAGGAACATCTTAACAACACGATTACTGTCATTCCGTCTGCTACTTCTGAAGAAGATGCTGACAAGCTTGGCCGTGGTCTTACGATTCCTATTCTTTGGTGCGACGAATTTGCGTTCTTGGATTACAATTGGGTTATGTACGCTGCTGCTGCTCCGGCTCTGTCCGCCGCTTCCGAAGCTGCTGCTCTCCATAACAGCCCGAGATTCAAGTGTATTACGACTACCCCGAACTCTATTGACCTTCCGTCTGGTCAGTATTGCAAGACTACTATCATTAACCAAGCTGTAGACTTTGACGAAAAGATCTTCTACGACATGCCGCTTGACCAGCTGGAAAAGTATGTGGATGAAAACAGCGAGAATAATTTCGTCCATATCGAATACACTTGGCAGCAGCTTGGAAGAACAAAAGACTGGTACCGCCGCCAGTGCAGAGACCTTAACAATGACCGCTTAAAGATCAAGCGCGAAGTTGACCTCGAATGGACACTCTCTTCTGACAAGAGCCCGTTCTCTGAAGAAGAACTAGAAGTCGTTGATAATTACACTGTTCCTGAAGAACATGAAATGTACATGAACATCTTCGACGGTGGAAACCATAAACTAACGCTTTTAGAGACGGTAGACTACTACAAGCCTGTAATTCTATCTTGTGACGTTGGCGCAGGATCCGGCATGGACTGGAGCGTCATGACAGTAATGGACGCTTTTGATGGGCATACTATCGGGTATTTTAGATCCAACCGTATAGTACCATTGCCGTTTGCCCGAATAGTTGCTAAAGTCTCTGAAAGGATATTCCCTAATTCTACGATTGTAGTAGAACGAAATTCCTACGGACTAGATGTGATTACGACTCTCCTTGAGAACCCGATAACTAAGCCGAAGGTGTTCTATACTGTTGTAAAGGATGCAAAACCTGACGCTTCGCTGATAAGTGGCCCGAAGGAGAAGCGCGAGTACGGTATCAATACCAATCAATCTTCTAGAGATTCAATGATTTCGAACTTATTTTTGTATGTGGCCGAGGAACCATCTAAGCTTCGTAGCCGTTGGATCCATAAACAACTGAAAACTCTAGAACGCAAAAAGAACGGAAAGGTCGAGCACACTCAAGGTGAGCACGATGACGATATCTTCTCTTACTTGCTTGGAAGATACGCCATGACCTTCATGTCTATTAATCTCTTCAGAAGAAAACGCTACATGAACCATGAAATGCGTGGTGACGACGAAGAGAATACAAATAGGTACAAACCTACTGTCGTTGTGGAGCGTGTAAGATCTTACAACGAGCTTATTCAAGAGAAAGGTAACAAGGCTGCAAAAATCTTTTCATTTAACAGGTTAGACAATGTTAGAAAAACCTATTAACGAAGTTTTCGACAAATACGAAGATACAGATAACTACGCTGATATTTCCAGCAACACCGCTACGATCAGCCCGGATATCCGTACAATGGAAGACGCTCTCATGAACCAGATTAACAATCTTGGTCATGTGCCGGAATCTGAACCGGAAGATAAGTTTGCTCCATTGTTTAATTCCATAGGAATCCTTAAGAAGAATCTTCAAGAAGACAGGGATCTCAATGGAGAGAAAATCAACGTAGTAAATACCTATCTGAGCGACATTCGCCAGAAGCTTTTTGAAACTATGAAGACTTACCTTGGCATTGATGAAAATTCTAATGCCTTCGGAAGCTTGAAGGATCTTGAAGCTAGCGAACTTCAGAACTTCATCGAAGCTCTCTACAAGTTCTTGGTGACATTCCGTCTTGAAAACCTTGTTAATTACGTTTACAACATGGTTAACAAAAACTTCAAGGCTTTGGTTCAGACTTACAAGCCGCTCGTTAACCGTCAGGATCTTGGAGCTAAGGACGCTCGCCGTAAGGCTAAGAGTCTCGATTGCGCTGTTGTTCTTGACAAGATTGACGAGATTACCAAGGATATCTTGAGCGGAAGCTTTGAAGTCGAAGACTTTTTGTCTGAATTGACTAAGGGTCTTGAAGATAACTGGCATAATGCTGTCGTTATTGAAGAATTTGAAGCGGTTAACATTCCGCAGCTTCAGACGGCTTATCTCGGAGATATCCTTGAGTCCGGTGACAGTCTTCGCCAGCTTACCATGAAAGTTTACTCTTTGCTCTCTGAGCGCTACAAAGGAAAAACAAATGAATAACACACCCGCACCCACCGCCGAAGAAAAAGAAGCTGATAAGGCTCTTGAACAAGAAGTCGATCAGCTTCAGTCTGATCTTGATACGCTTGGAGACAAGCTGAACAACGAAGAGATTACTCTTGACGAATTCCAAGAAGATGCTAACAAGACTCTTGCCAAGCACACCTTCAAGGACTTTATGAATTTCTTCAACAATTCCTACGAAAAGGTAAAGCTCATTTGCGATAATCCGGAAGCTTATCTTTCTAAGCAGAAGGTCTTTATCGGCTCTAATGGCGTATCTGGCAAGGCTCGTCGTCGTCAGGCAAAGACCGAAGAAATTAAGATCCGTGCAGCTCTTCGCCAGACTGCTAATACTCTTGAAGCTTTTGAACTCAAGAAGTTGGCAAACGCCTATGTTGGCGAAAAGTGTGTACTTCTTCGCAACAACACTGAAGCCATTGAAGCCGCTAAGAAGTGGTTCAACAATGCAATCGGCAAGGATGCCGGAAACGCTAACAATGCTGATGCAATGACAGCTGTTCGCTATGCAAATACCGATATGCTCGACACGCTTGGCATTCATCTTATCCTTGCTGCCAAGGCTCTTTCCAAGACAGAAGGGACTTATGATGTGGCTCCGCTTTGCCTTCAGTTGACCAAGAACGCTAACGCTGTTTCTGCTTCCATTATGGCAGCTCGCTCTATGAGCGAAGAAGATCTCAAGAAGATTAACTTTACGGCTCTAGAGGTGTTTAGCGAATCTCTTAAGAACTTCAACTCCGTCGTAGAAGCACAGATTGCAGCTAACGGCGCAAACTAGTTTAGTTGTCCTCATTTTCCGGTAGGTCTAAATGGCCTACCGGAAATCTTTAAAAACTCGATATTACTATGAAGTATTTAAAGCAGCAAAACAATGATTACATCGTTGACGCCGAGAAAATCTGCGTTTACATCCCGTCCTATTATTTTGGGATTGGTATGGCTAATGAGCTTGGTAATCAGATTGATACCATCGGAATTTTTACTCTTGAAGTTTGGGACAAGACCCTAAAGACTCCTGAAATTTGGGAAATGAACTGCCCAGTTACACTTCACCTGATGAGCTCTGAAAACTCCAAGGTTACTAGGTCTTTCTCCAAGATCGACCCAACTCCTGAAGAATATAGAGTATTTACCGCTTATAAGGGCGAAGTCATCCTCAGCAATGCCATTCACGTCCAGAACACCAAGGCTGCTAACAGGTTCCTGACTTTCATTCTTAATGGTAAAATTCCCAATAACCTTAAGTACAGTGATCTTCCGAACAACCTTCTGAGGAGCGCGGCATTTAACGGTGTTAAGACTGGTGTGCCTAACTCCCTTGTGGAATTGCTTATGGGCGAATTAGCCCGTGACTCTAAAGATCTTACCATTCCATTCCGTAAGATAGCAGGTAAGACTGGTGCTGAATCGGGATACCAATCTATCAAGATTAACGAACTTCCGGCACTTGCTAGTACTTTCGGCGGGTTAGCATTTGAAAACATCAATGATGCTATCTTGTCCGGTCTAGTGAACTCCAAACAAGGTAGAGAAGAGATTACAGCTCCTACCGAAGAAGTTTTGTATTTTTAGTTCTAAAAGCCAAGCACAAAGCTTGGCTTTTACAAATTTCAAAGATTCTATAAAGCCCCTGGAAACTTTCCATTAGGTAATAATCCATAAGTGGACTTCTCCCTGAAGTCCATAAACTTAACAACAATCTACTCAAATGAGGACAGTATGAGTACTGATATGAAGTACATCCATCACCACTCGGAGAGCAGAATTATTGACAATGCCGTGCTGACCGTG